ACAGTAAACTTCCGGTTACTGTCTGACTCCGCCTGTTCTGCCTGCCGTTTCAGCAGGGCAAGATGCTCAATGCGCTGCAGGGCTGACAGCTCAGAAAGCGTGACGCTCACGCCGTTATATTCAAATGATTCGGTTTTCAGGAACATCGCTGACCCTCCGGATTAGCTGTCGGTGACGTTGATTTCTGCAACCGCAGCAAACTCACCATTACCGGACATGACCAGAATGTTGACCTTGCCTGCAGCAACGCCTTTCACGGTGATGGTCATACCACTGACCGACACGGTGGCTTTTGTTTTATCCGCTGACACCGCACGGAAGCTCTTGTCGGTTGCGCCTTCCGGCTGGAATGCCACGGTCAGCGTGGTGCTCTGCCCTTTCACTACGGAAGCACTGGCAGGCGTCACGGTCATACCGGTTGCCGCTGTCACCGTACTGCGATCTTCTGCCATCGACGGACGGCCCACATTGGTGACTTTCACCGTGCGGGTGATCACTTCCTTTGCCGTCACCGCCTTACCGATGCTGCTGACCCAGCCACGGAACACATCGACCGTGCCGTTCGGGAAGCGGATTTTATAGGCACGGGTATCACCTTCATTAAACCACGCCAGCAGCGCCTGCTGCCCCTGCTCTCCGGGCATCCACGCCAGCGTGAAGCTGGTATCTCCGGCGGATTTCTGCCCCTGCCCGGTTGCGGTCCAGTCCGCATCTTCATCATCGAGATAGCTGTCGTCATAGGACTCCGCGGTCAGTTCGCCGGGCGTCAGGTCTTTAACTTTTGCCAGACGCGACCAGTCAACGTCTGAAAGCGGGTTCGCATAAGGGTCGCCGTTTCCGTTATAAACCCACAGGGTGGTTCCGGCACCTTTCACCGGTATTGCTGGATTTGGTACAGGCATATCGTCCTCACATTTCATAGGTAATGACATAAGTCAGATCGGCTGAACTCCACAGGCCCACATCATCATCGCGCCGGTAGTCATAGCCGCTGGCCACCATACTGGTGATCAAATCTGACAGTGCCGGGATATCGCTCATCACTGGGTAAATCCGGGACTCCATCCACGTGTCCAGCTCTGAATCCGGCACCTGAGCAGGCAGAAAAACTTCAATATGCAGCTCTGCCTGCCAGGTATCGCAGTCCAGCTCTTCGCCCGTGTATTCAGCGCCGGTGAGATAAACGGCAATTGCCGGAAAGTCCGCCTCATCAAAAACAGCGGGGCGACCATCAAAAAGCGTCGCCCCGGTATCATGTTTCTCCAGTGCATCCAGTACGGCTGCACGGATATCCGTATGTTTCATCGCTTTATCGCAATCCTCAGTTGTTGTTTCAGGGCGTATTCCAGTTCTTTCGGCAAACGTTCACGCCGTATCTGTTCAATATTCTGTTTAAACGCCGTGGTCAGCGGCGCCGCCATCGGGATTTTCACCACATCAATGGGGTAACGGTTTTTCCCGGCCACACGCTGCATGACATGCCAGCGACCATTTTTTAATCGCTGGATAAATGCCCGCTGATAACGATGCTGACCGGCCCGTAGCGTACTGTTGGGACGACTTCCGGTGATCCGTATCCCCAGTTTGATGACAGGTAAATCACCGCGGTTAACAATGATTTTTACGTGCGGATTTTTGACCGTGGCCTTTTTCAGTCTGGCCCTTTCCTTTACCAGTTTTCGCCGCACCTTTGTCTCACGGGCAACCTGTGACGCCGACTGACTCATTGCCGTTGTGGCCACGCGGTTAATGGCCATTGCGGAGGCACCGGGCACTGCCGTTTTGCTGATGCGTCTGAGGTTTTCAACAGCCTGCTCAAGGCCTCTGATGGTCATACATCCCCCTGTCAGCGGCGACGGTTAACGGCAGGTGGTTGCCCCCGGTTGAGCCAGAGATAACAACTGCCCCCATCATCCGGCGAAATCCGGTCCACCCAGAACATCTCGCCGTTAATGGTCAGCGTGTCACCACGCCGTACAGCACGAACAGTATCCGTCAGCACAAATAATGACGGGCTGCTTCCTTCAATACGGATGCCACTACTGGCGAAACCCAGCGACTCCGGATCGTCAAAAACACCATGAACTTCTCCGCCACTCTGTGCACCGGAGGTGAACTGCGCACGGATCCCCATCACTTCAACAATAGTGCTGTCCACACCGGCAAGAGCAGCATCAAAAGCATTCTGAAAATCACGCATAAACAGCCATTCCGCCATCAACGTGTGTTTTTGCATCTGAGGACATAATCAGGATCACCCGGCCAACATCCGCAAGCTCAACGGATTCTCCCGTTTCACCATCAATGCCACAGAGATGGAGGCAGGTAAGAACTCTGATGCGCGTTAACGCACCGGATGTATCCTCACGAACATCATGATCCGCGGTTTCCCGCCCCCGGATAACCGTATCCACAACCTGAACATCATCGCCGGATGACTGCATTTCCTCTTCCCATTCCGCCACCCGCTGCGCTATCTCTGCGGCACTCCCGGATATATCCGGCTCACGCCCCAGAATCAGGGCCAGTTCATCAAGCCGTTTCAGATTTTGCTCTTTCGTTGCCATATCCCCCCCTGTGAAAAAAGACACGGGGGCATTTCGCCCCCGCTCACGGATTATTTCACCTGTACCACCACAAACTCATCCGGATCCGGCAACACCATCAGCGGCGCGGACTGCGTCATGGTGAATTCACGGGCAGGATCACCAACGGTCAGCCAGTGTTTCGGATAACGGGAAGAGGCCACCACACCTTCGGACAACGCCTGCGCATCCTGAATGGCACCGTAACAACGGATCCCATCTGCAACAGTATTCCCCAGGACCAGCGTGCCGTCTGGCAGATAACGTTTTTCGGTACCGTCCTCTGCTACGTAAGACGTTTTCGCCACCACAATGGCCAGATCGCCGTAATACCCCTTGAAGGACACCACTGCGCCCAGATCTTTCACTGCCGTTTCGAGTTGAGAATTTGAACCGCGACGGGTATCCAGTTTTTCGCGGAACAGCTTAAAACCATTCAGCAGACGCCAGACGGTACCGTCCATAATGGCAATATCCACAAGACCGCTGGCCTGGTCACAGTAGAGGTCAATATCATGCGTAGGATCGAACGTGTCACGATCCTGTTTTGACCATTCCTTACCGCTACCCTGTGTGATGTTATTCTTCGTCGACCTGCCAAAATCGACCTCAATTTTCTCGAACTGATCGCCTTCCATGGTGTATTTGCCATACAGAACGGCATTCACCGCCTGCATTTCTTCCACCTGGACAATGGCGTGCTCTTCCTGTTTGAGATTATCGGTAATGATACGCAGACGACGGTAAGTCGGGTCGTTCAGTTGAGCAGGATCTTCACCAGGAAGACGCTCCACCGCCTGCTGGTAATTAAATTCGTGTTTCGGCTTGACGTAGCCCGGACGCAACACGCGGGTTTCACCACCGCGATGACGCAGCACTTTTCCTTCAACGACCGGGGAGACATAGGCCGCTACCGGCGTTTTTCCGGTAATTTTATCCAGCATCACCTCTTCGGTATGGAAATTCACCGTACGGCGGAAAAACAGCTCCAGAAACAGCGCACGAAATTTGACTTTTTGTTCGGTATAACCGAGCAACTGGCGGGTCGTAAACAATCCCATAAATCAGTTCCTTTCATTCAGAAATCAGTCAGGACACCGCGGTGGCCTGATAACGTGTTACGGCAGCGCCGCGTGACTCAGGGCACTGCCGGCAAAGGCGTTGGCCTTTTTGTGTTCATCCACACTTTCAGGCCAGTGGATTGCCTCCGTCGCAAAGGTTCCCGACTTGTAATACGTCAGCGCCGTCTCTGTGCCTTCAAGCGGCAGAACCAGTATGCCAACCGCACTACCGGCTTTCTGTCCGTCCCAGACCACCAGTTTCCCGGTGGCTTCATCCAGCATCAGGGGCGTCAGTACCGGTGTTGGCGAGGAAATCCCGCTGCTGCCTGTGGCGGTATGAGCCGGATCATTACCGGCAAAAATACGTACTTCCGCACGCTGTTCAGTGATGGTTTTCGTCACCATATTGTAAAAACCTCCTATTGATGGTCAGCACTGACTTCATGGCATGGCCATGAGCATTTTTACGTCCGCATCACCGTCTGCTGACATCTGTGGCACGCCACCCTGTACCGCTGCCGGTGAATGGTTCGCCATGAAATGTTCAAACATGGCGGTTGTGGATGCAGAGACCGGTTCTGCCTTACCAGATCCCGCAGCCAGCACAGCCCGGGCGCTCTCCACAGTCATTCCCGGGCAGGCAGCCAGTTGTTCAGCCTGCGCCTCAGCCCCTTTTGCCTCATCCAGGGCCATGATCTGATCACGGAGTGATGGCCCGGCATCCGCCTGCGGTGAAGCAGCCAGAATCGGGCGGGCTTTTTCCACCGTCATTTCCGGCATCGCCGCCAGCGTTGCCGCCAGTTGTTCACGACCTTTCGCCTCTTCACACGCCATAATGCGATCGGCTTCACTCTGCGCAGATGCCGCCGGCTGCTGTGATGCCGCCGCGGCCAGAATCGCCCGGGCCTGTTCCACGCTCATGCCCTGTTGTCCTGCCAGCATCGTGGCAAGCTGTTCACGTCCTT